AAGGCTACTGTTCGTGACGACAAGCTTAAGACACGTCTTGAGCGGGCTTTGGCACGTTTGTCCGTCTTGCTTACCCCTTATCAAGGGGTTATTACTTCAGCTCGTAACTTTCGGCCTGAGCCCACGTTTCTCTGCTTTTACGGAGGCAGTGGTCTTGGCAAGACTACAATGGTCACCAAGCTGGCTTGTACCATTTTAGTCATGTCAGGCTTGGCCACCTTTGATGAGGCTTTGAAGAACCTGTGGCAAAAAGGCAATACCGAGTATTGGAATGGTTATGCCAATCAGAAATGTCTTATCATGGATGACTGTTTTCAGATTAAGCCTGTTAAAGGTGACTCTGATAACGAGTACATGAATGTGATACGTATGATTGGCAATTGGGCTTATGCTTTGAACTTTGCCGACTTGGAGAGCAAGGGGAAGTTTTATTTTGATACTCCCCTTGTTATTGGTACTACCAATTGTGCTTCTGTTGCAAACCAAGCGGACGTTTTGATCACCCAGCCTGAGGCTGTTGTGCGCCGTATCAAGCACCCTTACAAGATTTGGGTCTCTGAGGGCTATCGCACCGAGGAAGGTATGCTTGATTATGCCAAGGTTGAAGCTGAGTTTTCACACAACCTTGACCTCCTCCTCTCGACTGATGGTGTCACACAAGAGGATTTTCTTCGGGCATATCCGTGGCATGCATGGTATTTGACAAGACATGATTTTGCCAATCCCCAAGAAAGCGGAGCCCGTAAGGAACTTATTGACCTTATCAAGGAAGTGGTCGAGGGTATTAAACGCACCAACGTGTCCCACGAGGAATCATTGTCCAATTTGGAGCGGTACCTGCAAGGACTGGGCAACAGTGTTGTTGAGCAATCTGGCCTATCTTCTGAATACGAAGTTAACTTACATGATTCGTATTCAGAAGATTCCTTGACCAGTATTCGCATGTTCCACTTGGGTATACCCAGGAGCGACGAAATTGAGGATGGTGAGATCCAGGAAGATGGTCGCACTTACAAAGAGCGCATGTGCGCTTGTGTTGGACATTTTACTTCTTGGCTTAAGTCTTTGAAGTCGAAACTCGGCCAAGGTGCGGGTTCTTTGAAATTTGTTGGATTGCTTGGCGCTCTTGTTGTTGTTGTCGCCCTTGCCAAGGCCATATATGGGTTGGTTTGCGACCTTTTTGGACGCATGATGGGACGTCGCGGTAAACCGCGCGGACGTGTTAAAGAGCAGAGCAACATAAAGGAATCGAAGGGCGTTCCTTCCAAGGTCTATTTTCGGTCCAAGGTGCGCTCTGAGTCTGGCTTGGTTGACCGTAGCCATATGCAGAACATTATCTATGAGAACAACCATCGTATTTATTTGGCCAAGGGGACTGCTGAAGAAGTTGTTATAGGCCAGATTCAGTTTATTGAGAGCAACCTTGCCATGCAACCGAGGCATTTCACCAGACAGCTTAACGAGAAGGTTGATTCGGGCTTGTTATCACCTGAGGCCACTTTGACTTTTGTGCGTGCTATTTATGGCACCGAGTTTCGTGTGACAGTTGGCCAGTTTTTGACTTACAAGCGTGCTTTGGTTGATGACCATGATGTGGAGTTTATTGCATTCCCTCGTGGTTCTATAAGCGCAAAGAAGATTTCTCATTATTTTCTTGATGAGAACTCTTACCAGAAGGCTATTAAAGCTGCTCCAGCCGTTAGGCTAGATGTCATGCAAAGCACAGGGCTTGAAGGTCGCAAGCAGATTTCAAGGCACGTTATGCATGCTTCCGGGTTTTCTTACTTGAAGGAGATTGCTTCTGTTAAGCAAGTTAACAAGGACGTTTTGTCTTATGCCATGGACACTGAAGTTGGCATGTGTGGAGCCCCGCTCATGATATCGGAGAACCGCTTTTACGGCGGTAAGTGCTACCTTGGCATGCATGTTGCAGGCAGTCCTGGACTGTTTAAGCGACAGGGTTTTGCCACCATCGTTACTTCGGAGATGATTGAGGACGCCAAGCGTGTTTTGCATATCATTTCTGATGAGTTTGTGCAGGACGTTGCCGCGCGCGGAGTTTCTCTTGATACGGACTTTGAGGAGCAGGCCGGTGTTATTGGTTGTTCTGGCCTTGTTGAAGGTAGTTTCACCTACATCGGCAAGGTGGATAAGCCAGTTTCGTTGAGCCCTGATTCTAAGCTCAAGCTTTCCCCTATAGGGGAAATACAGGCTTTTGGGCCAAATCCGCAGCGGCCTGCTGTTTTGAAACCTTTTATTAACAGCGATGGTCAGCGCGTGTCGCCTATGCTTGAGGGTTTGAAGGCCTACAAAACTGATCTTGAGTATAAGGTCGTTCCCGATTTGGAGGCCATCGTTTCGTTGGCCACGAAACCGTTTCGGGAATTGTCGGCTATGGATACTCGCGATATCTTTACCAAAGAGGAAGCTGTTTTGGGAGTCGAGGGGCTTAAGATTAAGTCCATTGCGCGTTCTACTTCCGCAGGGTACCCTTATGTACTTGATAAAGGTTCCGGGAAGAAGGCTTTCTTCGGGGATCTGGTTGAGTTTTCTTTTGACTCGCCAGAGTGCGTCGCTTTGTTCGACCGTGTTGACTTTATTGTCGATTCTGCCAGAAGGGGTGTTCGTTTGGCACACATTTTCACCGACTTTTTGAAGGATGAGACCAGGCCGCACGCCAAGGTCGATGCGGGAGCCACTCGCGTTATTAGCGGTGCTCCTTTGGATTATGTTATTGCTTTTAGGCAATACTTTGGTGCTTTTATGGCTTCGATGTTCAGACATCATACCGATTCTGGCATGTGCCCCGGTATAAATCCGTTTTGTGAATGGTGGAAGCTCGCTTCCAACCTTTGCTCTAAAGGACCCAAGGTTTTTGATGGCGACTTTAAGCGTTTTGACGCTTCGGAGCAACCTTACATTCATTACGCCATTCTCGATTTCATCAACCGTTGGTATGATGATGGAGCTGAGAATGCTCGAATTCGTGAGGTTTTGTGGCTTGAACTTGTCAACTCGCGCCACCTTGGAGGGGATGGCAGAGATCAATCACACGTTTACCAGTGGAACAAGTCACTACCTAGTGGTCACCCTTTCACCACGCCGGTTAATTCCCTCTATTCTCTTATCACCTTGACTGCTTGTTACGTTAAAGCTACTGGTGATTATGTGAATATGTGGGACCGTGTTTACATTGCAACCTTTGGCGATGATAACATCACAAATGTTTCGGATAGTGTTTCTGACGTTTTTAATCAGGTCACTGTTGCCAGAGACATGCAGGAGCTTTTTGGTCTCACTTACACTTCTGGTAGTAAGGATGGTTTGCTTAGGCCTTACACTACCCTTGAGGAATGCACTTTCCTTAAGCGTAGGTTTGTTCGCAACGATTTGGGTTCAGGTGGGTGGATTGCACCTCTTGAACCCTCCAGTTTCTTGTACATATCCTATTATTACCGTAATAATCGTGATATGGTTGGGGAAGTTAAAAACAACTTGGAGAACACGCTTGGTGAGCTTGCTCTCCATGACGAAAGCATGTGGAACGAGTACTTCCCTCTCGTTCGTCAGGTGATGAGTGACATGGGTCGCGTCCCTGATTTTGAAAGCAGAAGCGCTTATCGTGACATGATGAGCGCGCGATTGGACGCATGGTTTTAACAGCTTATATACGGAGTCTCGCGTGTGAAATGATTGAACACATGGCACGCGAGATTTGACAGGAAGGCATTTCACCCTTGCTTTTTAGCTTACTACTCAGACCGAGTCAGAGAATTGTGTTCTTGCGGTAAGTTTTGAGGCTGGCTTCCGCAATATTTGTCTCGCTACACAACATAATGAAGATTTACGTGACACTCTTAAAGAGTGCAATGAAGTTGAAGGGTTATCTTTAAACCCTGTTCCTGAGAGGTTGGGTGTTACTGACATTTCCAACGAGGCTTGTGAGACTGTTGAGATAGGTGTTAAGTCAAAGACTGGTTTTATAGTGCCCACTGCTGGCTACCAGGACCTTTTGGATTATTTGGCTCGACCACGTTTGATTTTGTCAGGTCCTTTGCCCATTACTCGGGGTCCTATTAACATTTTGGATCTTAGTCGTACCAGT